ATCCAACATGTGGGGGAGATCTAGATAAAGCTGGAATGATAGCTTACCAGTTTCAGACATCGAGAGCAGAACTTCTTGAGGATCCAAAATACAGTAATGTCGAAGCTATTATATCCGATGGTGAAGAAACTCTCTCTGAATCTGATTATGAAAAAGAATCATTTAATTATGGTGACAAAGTTCGTAAGAAGATGGATGCTATGGAGTGGTGGGGAGACTGGGACATACGGGGGGATGGTTCTTTAGTTGCTATTGTGGCAACATATGTTGGAGATACAATGATTCGACTAGAAGAGAATCCATTTCCTGATCAAAGACCCCCATTCACCAAAGTAGTATATTTACCTAAACGTGGGGATGTATATGGTGGAGAACCAGATGCAGTCCTTATTGAAGAACATCAAGATATTATTGGTGCAATAACTCGTGGTATGATAGACCTTATGGGTAAATCAGCCAACTCACAACAAGGTATTTCAGCTAACGCACTGGATCCAGCACAGAAGATTAGATTTGAACAAGGTAAAGATTACCTGTTTAATCCTGATATTGATCCTACTAAAGCATTCTTTATGAGTACATATCCAGAAATACCACAATCTGCAATGCAGATGATACAATTCCAGGAGCAAGGTGCTGAAGCACTTACATCCATTAGAGCGTTCTCTCAGTCTCAAGGTGGAAATGCTATGGGCTCAACGGCAACAGCAGTTAAAACAGCTTCTGATGCCACTAACAAAAGAGAGATGGCTATTCTTCGTAGATTGTCAACTGGGCTTATTGAAATAGGACGTAAGATCTTAGCAATGAATGCAGTTAATCTTGAAGACGTAGAGGTGGTTCGAATTACTGATGAAGAAGAGGTTACTATTTCAAGAGAAACTCTTGATGGAAAATATGACCTTAGATTGTCAATATCAACTCCTGAAGTAGATATGGAACAAGCTCAAGACCTTGGATTTATGCTTCAGACCATTGGACCAAATATGGATCCAGGTTTGCAGTCAGTTATACTAGGTAAGATAGCTAGATTAAAAAAGATGCCTGAATTGGCTAAACGTATCGAAGAATACAAACCAGAACCAGATCCAATGGAGGAAAAGATTAAAGAATTACAAGCTGCATTACTTGAAGCACAAGTTGCAAATGAACAGGCTAAAGGCACTGAAAATCAAGCAGATACAGAATTGAAATATGCGAAAGCAGAAAGCGAAAAAGCGAAAGCAAGAGCTCTTGAGTCTACAGCAGACATGACTGACCTTGACTTCGTACAGAAGAAAGATGGTACTCAAGAAGAAAGAGGAGAAAGAAGCAAGCAGGCAGATCATGCTAGAGCTGGAGAAATGGAGAACCAAAGAGCAGTAAACTCTATAGATGACCAGAGAGTATCTGCAGCACTTGACAAAGAGAATCCACTAATGGGGTCTTCATCTCCAACTCCTCCGAAAGAAGGAGCAGGAGGTGGTAAGAAGCTGGGAAAGCCTAAAGTGTTCAATGCCAATAATCATTACCAGAAGAGTGTAGATAACATTCTACCTGGCATGGACACTCCAATTGAAAACCTAAAAGATGGGTTGGTTCTGCAAGGAGCAGGAAGACCCATAACGTAAATTTAAAATAAAGTTGTGCTATAATTCAGCATAAACCAAACATAAAAACAAACACAAAGGGAATAACAATGACAAACGAAAATGAGCTAGAGCAAGTTGAAAGAGATATAGAAATTTCAATCGAGGCAGCTAGAGGAGCAGTTGAACGCAAGGATATGATGGAAGAGCTTATAGCTGATCCAAAATTTACTGAGCTATTTACTGTGGGATACATGGAGCGTGAATCAGCTAGACTTGTTAGTCTTTTAGCAGATAATCAATGGCAAGAACCAGAGAAACAAAAAGAACTTGTAGATGATATGAGATCAATTTCTGGATTAAGACAATATATTTTAAATATTAAAGCTATTGGAAGACAAATGGAAAATCAAATAGTAAGATCTGAGTCTGAGTTAGATGAACTAAGAAACGAAGGAGTATAACATGCATAAGATTGAATTGAGTATTTCATCTGCAATGTCTTTACATGTATTCTCCTCTTCTGGTTCAGAAGATGAGATTGAAGAAATTGACGAAGATATAAATGAAGATGATGTTGCTGATGTAATATTATCTACAAGTGATGAAGATTTTGAAAAGCTATCACCAGAAGACTTTGAAGAAGCTCTAAATGGTGATGAAAACTTAGGCGATGATGAAGAAGATGATTCAACGAATGAAGCAAATGAAGAAGAACCTGATTCCAATGCAGAGGATGATGGTTCTGAGCAAGCTAAAGACGAAGATGATTCTGATGGAAATCAACCTAACGAAGAAGAACAAGAAATTACTGATGAAGCTCGATATCAAGAGGCATTCAACCTATTATATGGCGATCCAATTAAGGCATCAGGAAGAGAAGTTCAATTAAGAAATCCAGAACATGCAAAAAACTTTATAGAGATGGGTATAGATTACAACAAGAAGATGAACTCAATGAAACCCCACCTGCGAACACTTAAAACTCTTGAACGAGAAGGTTTGCTAGATGCTGGAAAAGAAGAGAGGCTCAACCTTCTTATTGAGATTGAAAAAGGAAATAAAGATGCACTGAAGCGATTTATAGCTGAATCCGATATGGATCCACTAGACCTGGCAGACGAAGAAGTTATTGAAGAAGGTAGAGAATATCGTCCTCAGAACCACATGATGTCTGAACAGGAAGTCGAGATAGAAGAAGCATTAAATTCTATAGAAGGAACACCATCTCAACAAAGAACTCTTGATGTAATGACAAAAGAATTTGACGCTAAATCAAGAGAAGTGATTTCTGATAATCCTCGTTATATTGTTGCACTTAATCAAGATATTGGAAACGGAATCTTCGATGAAGTAATGAAAGACGTTCAATACAAGCGTGACATGAACATGGTTCCAAGCAACATAAGCGACATTGAGTTATATATTCAAACTGTCTCAGAGCTAAACTCTATACCAAGTACTGAGCCTCAGACACAACAAATAAGACAGGAAAACAAACAAACAAGCAATTCACAGGAAAATAAAATGAGAAAACATAAAATGTCTGGAAACAGAAGCTCACGAAAACCTGCAAAAAAAGAGTATGATCCAATAGAAGTTCTTAGCATGGATGATAACGATTTCATGAAGAAGTTCGATGGACAATTACAATAACAAGGAAAATAAAATGAAAAAATTTAAAATTTCAACAGTATCAGCTCTGAATGTAATATCTTCAGCTGGTGCATTTAATAATTCTACCAACGATTCACAAAGAATCTATGGAGACGGAACCAACTCAAGTATTGGTCCACAGATCAATACATATTACTATGATAAAAAAGCACTTATCGAAATTGCAAAAGAGCAGTATTTCGGACAACTTGCTGATACGACAAATATGCCTAAGCATATGGGTAAAAAGATTAAACAATATTTGTATCTTCCCCTACTTGATGATAGAAACATTAATGACCAGGGAATTGATGCAACAGGTGCAGTGATTGCAAACGGAAATCTTTATGGTTCAAGTAAGGATGTCGGTACAATCGTAGGTAAACTTCCAACACTTACTGAGCATGGTGGTAGAGTTAACCGTATTGGATTCAAAAGAGTTCAAATTGAAGGTACTATGGCCAAGTTCGGTTTCTTTGATGAATATGATCAAGAATCAATTGACTTTGATACAGATGCTGGTCTTCAAATGCACATTAGACGTGAGTCTACTAGAGGGGCAAATGAAATCACTGAAGCACAACTACAGGTTGACCTTCTTAATGCTGCAGGTGTAATTAGATTTGGTGGAGATGCTACTCAAAATTCTGAAGTAACTGGTGAATCAGCTGATACTATTTCTATTCCTACGTATGAAGGATTAATGAAGACAGGTATTACACTTGATGATAACAAAGCTCCTAAGAACACAACTATGATTACTGGTTCAAGACTGATCGATACAAAGACAATCGACAATGCTAGATATATCTATGTTGGTTCTGAGATGATCCCAACTCTTAAAAGAATGAAAGATCTTCATAACGAAAAAGCATTCGTAGAAGCTAGACATTATGCATCTGCAGGTACACTTGCTAAAGGTGAAATTGGAGC